CGGGATAACCAGGTGCTATACGGCGATTTATACAATCAAACTCAGTATTAGGTATACCCACAATGGCTTCAGAAAAAGAGAACAATCTGGGTTCTTGTTCTTTGGGACTAGAACCAAAAATAGAATCTTTGTACATATTGGCAGCTTCATCTAAAACATTAGTAGCGATCAAAGGCCAATTGGAAGAATATTTACTTAAGGCATTGGTCCAGGGGCTCTTTAACACCCCATCTATAGTTTTGGGACGTAGAAAAGCAGGTTTACTGAACGTCTCAGTCACTTCATTAAACAAAACACTGGGCGTCAATTTTGTCTTAGTAGCTAAAGTGGGGGCTTGGTCAACAACTCTTATGAAACCAAACCTGCCGTCGCCAATAAGACTGTCTTGATTGTCTAACGAATAACACTGCATCTCGGTGGATATAAGAGGTTTATCAATTTTCTTGATAAGCTCGTTAATGTCTTCTAAACAGAACAAAGACGAATAACCTTTTCCCATTTTAGGTGCTCCAGCAACATGGATTCCAAAAATTTTCCTTTTAGATTCAGATGGGTCAAGAACTCCTAGAATAGAGCCACAATCACCTTTACGTGTCGTAGCGACATAACTAACACCACGGGCAATAGTGTAATCTTCAATTTCGTCTCCATTGACGTAAATTTCACTCACTACATTGCCCATGACATTCATAAAAGAAGTGTCAGAACCAGCAGTAGCTAACACACATGCTTGTCTTTTAAAGTTTGACAAGTCATTAGCTGTGGCGAGATATTTAGTTATGTCAGGTCTAGAGTTAAAATCTTCGAAGACAACTCCGATCAAATCTTGTGCTTCCATCAATGGCGTATCGTAACACCAATTAAGGACTTCGCTTAAGGGATAAACAACTTCATGAAAGCCATTTTTGACATTAAAAGCTCCTCTAAGAATAACTTTAACTTGAGAGAAGTCAAAGTTTCCTTCAACACTATGAACTAAAACGTCCATAAAGTGATGAGGCATAACACCAAAGTTGCCCTTAATAAAAAGAACGAACCCACACTTCATTTCTTCACCATCAGGTACTTGAACAATGAATTCATACAGGTTAGTTTTAGTGACTTTCTTGATGATATCTGTGCCTTGAGGGTCGTTAACTAATGAAACCTGAGGATGGATGTTCATCTTACGTAGGTCACTAGCTTTGAGCTTCTTTCCTACAGTTTTCTTGGGCTTCATCTTATATTCCCCCTGAGAACTCTTTTTGGTAACATTTTTGTAACCATAGTAAGCAGTGGCTCCCATAGATAAAACTGCTATAGTTGAGAGCGTGTTGACGGTGGTCAAAACGCTGGTCCAACTTTTCCAATTATTATATCCGGAAAGGGACACAATAGCTTCTTTTGCTCTTGAAAATAAAGAGACAAAAGTATTCTTAGTCTTATTCGCATCGACGTTGACTACATTAGGGCAGAAAACTGGAACATTGGTAAAAAGATCAAGTTTGACGTTAATGTATGCCAACACACTAGAATTGTCTTGCTCATTCAATAAAAATTCGCAAAACGTATCAGAATCGTCACTATACATAAGATTAAAATAGTAACTATCAGAGAGTGACGGGTTGACAGAGTTTAGCGCACCAACAAGCTGGTAAGCTCTTGAAAGCAGTTTGCTCTTGTCACTATCGCTGAGGTTATTAAAGAAAGTCGAAAATTGAAAGAGATTATCGTCGTTCAGATCTTGAATCAAACCGAGAAAAGCGGAATTATCAGTCTTCATGTAAAATGTTAACTTATTAGGCGAAGTGTTTCTGAAGAGACTAAAAATATCCATTTGTTTTTCAACATTATATTCTTC